AGAAAAAACAGGGGGGGTAGAACCCTTTGATAAAAAAACGCCTTGTGAGCGTGCGCCTTTCAATAGGTTGCACGAGCGGCAAGCGCTAGTTAAGTTGTCGAGGTCGTGGCCACCGCCCACCTTGCGTGGGATTATGTGGTCCACTTCTGTTGCTGGCTGTCCACAATAGGTGCATGTCCAAGCATCGCGATTCAACACACGCAATCGCTGCTTCTTCCAATGACCACTGCTTAGGTCATCACCTCTTATTGCCAATTGTATCTCTTCCAATGTTTATATGACTTACACCAATTAGGTTGACCATCTTTAGTCAATCCATATCGATGTGCAGTATAGCGGTTGGACCAATCAATCATGTCATATTCATTAAGGTCACGATACTTAGTGTTACGCATTTGTATGTATCCATAATGACTACCGTTCTGAGCCTTATGATTCCATGCACTCTCTTTGCCTATAAGAGCAGTAGCACATTTGTAATTCTTTAATGTTAATTGAGAACGTAAGTATTCTTTTGGTGTGAAATCTATTACCTCAGGGCTATGTGCCACATGGCATAAGACAATACTCGCCCCCATGGCAATCGCTACCACCCGAGCAATCCGCGAGGCGGCTCGTGCTGAACGCCTGAAGCGTTCTAACGATTTATAGCGTAGCATGGCATTCCTAATATGTTGAGCATTGCATCTCCAATAATCTCATTATGTGGACTATGACTTACATCACATTATTAGTTCTTATCTTTACCCCAACCTGTACCTTTAAATACCAAGCCTGGTACTGAGTAGATGCGATTGGCCTGTGCGCCACAATCAGTGCAGCGCACTAAGTCATGGTCCATTGACAGTTCTAACTCCATTTGAGTATTGCAAATAGGGCAACGATATTCATACATTGGCATTAGGCGCTTCTTTCTCACAGGTATTACATCTCCAGTTCTTAATTTTCCATGAACCACATTGATTACAACGTTCTGACGCTGCTTCCCAATTTATGTCTGGAGGTATTCGGTCATAATCTGCCTTGCGTAATAACTCCACCAAATCACCCAATGTCAACATACAGACGAACTCCTCGACTGATGCTTCCCCTTGCCCATTGAGTCTGAAACACGCAAATCCTAATTCCCCCGATTTAGACGTGCGTGCTTTGATTTGGCGAAGTGTCCCTTTGATGTCAAGTGAGTTACGCGCCTTTACCTCAATGTCGAACGGAACATTAAGGCAATCTTTGCCTTGACCTCTTCCTACGCTAGCGCTTGGCCACCATTGCTGCAAATATGATGCTACCAATCGCTCAGTGGCGTAGCCACGATGCTTACGATGCTGACTTGGCATATACCAGACTTTCCATTGGTCTTAGATTGTCTAGTGGCACATACCAGGTTGTTTCGTTGTATCTCCAGTCATCATTCATACACTCATAACCCCATGCCCAACCAATTGCTTTGTATGGATGAGATATGTAATTAGGTGCAATACGTCTAGTTCTTTTGGCTAAACCCTCAACAACTAAAACGTACCGCTCAGTAACATCATCTCTGGTTGAAAATCTCATGCCCCTAGAATAATTGAAGGTGTATCTGATTTCTCCAAAACTAGGCAAATCTTCAAGTTCTTTGAATTTGTTCCAGTGAGGTACAAATGTGTCCCATCCAAGCATCCTGGCAAATGCAAGTTCTGACCCTGCACACACAGCATGTTGCCATGTTTCCCATAAGTCACCCTCTGAGTAATTGATATTCTTCTCAGGCTTTGCAAAGAACTCTGCTTGCCTGTGATAGCCAACCTGGACCGCTATCGCTTCCTCATGGGCAGTCAACGAGTATTCCCACATTATTTGCCATTAACTGTGTGACATTTTAAACAAGTGATAAATACCTGGTCATTAGCCTCTGGAGTAATAGCCAGAGGTTCATTGCAAAGATTGCAATAGATAACAATATCTTGCGGTTCTTCGAACTCTCCGCCCATGACGGTTGCTGTGCCATCATCAAAGATTACCATTTCACCCATGTTATGCCCTAACCTTCTGCGGCTGCCATTGTCCATTTGAGTTTAGTTCTAGCCAAATCCGTTCAGGTTCGCATGGCTTTTGTTGGCCTACTTGGTAATTGCTAGATTTGTAACAGCAGTCCCAAGCAGCCCATTGCTTACCAGTCTTGGCTGTACCTGTGCGCAATATGCGTGGCTTACCACATGCACAATTAGGAATGTCTTTGTCAGTTGTGCCACCTATAATTTCTTTCACAGTTTGTACCGCCTGTTCTGAACTCACTGGCATTGCTACCGTTTTGATTGTCCAAGGGTCATCTTCTTTCATGACAGGGATATATTTTTCGGGTTGTGGTTCTGCGAGTTTGACTCTAGCCATGTCTTGAACTGTTGGTTTGTGCTTGGTTTCGAGGATAAGAGAGAGTGCTCTGCCAATCGCTGACGTGACAGTATCTTCAACGTAAAACTTACGCATCGAAGCATTAAACGTACTTGCATCTCCAAAAGCGTAATCGACAGCAGCAGGAAGCGTATCTTCATGCTCGCGGTAAATCTGGGCCGATATAAGGACATGACCCTTCTCAGCATTAAATTGAATGACATCTGTAACAATCCTTCCGACTGGATAAGCGACCTGAAAACGACGGATACGCGAATTGATATCCTCGTAATTAGACAAATCAAACATATAGTTCATCCTGTTCTGTTGCTAGTTCGAGCGCTATTGCCAGATAAGCAATTGCATCTACGTATGAATCAACGTGGCTTGGGGTTTCTTGGATTCGGCTAAGTTTGACTTCGACCATTGCAAGACAAGCCTGTGCGTCTGTGATAGGGAAATCGAATAGATTGGATAGCCTTGCAGATATCCGACCTTGATTGATTTTTGGATGACCGTAGATTGCACCACGATTCTGCATAATGTCGATTGCATCAATTAGCGCCTTCGTTGCTTTCAATTATTCCCTCCAAAATTCTTGACGTGAAACCGCACGTCCTCGTAAGTAGCCGTCACGATGGCCTTGTTCGCGTCCAATTGTGACGCCCATGTAATAACCGATGGCTGTAAAAATCACACCAAATACAAAACAGAGGAATGGTGACATTTAGTTACTCCAGCACATTGATTGGTAGTCAGTGATTAAACACCATTGGCCCAAGGCATCATCAAAGATGACTTCATAACTGTTGCCAAAATCCTGGAGGATTGTGCGTGCTGCCATGAGGGTTGCATAGTTATCAAACCAGTAGATGTAATCGAGTTCGTAATTGACTGGACCTTCGAAGCGTCCGTCCTGTGCTTCCCAGTTATTGCCTTTGAACTGCATTGAGGTTTCGTTAAGGTTTTCGAAGTCCTCTGCCATGTCCATATATACTGCTTTCATTGCGCCCATCTTTGCCCCTTTTCCCAATTCGTTCGATTGGTTATGGCATTAGTGTTGCACAGGGTTAGGACAAGTCAAGCCTATTTTGATAACGAAATGGTAACAATTCCGCATCGTCCATTTGGACATCTATATCCCTGCGTACAGGGAAAATGTCGCTAGCGAGGCCGCCCATAACGCTTACCATGCACTAGGAACGTGCCGTCCTTTTCCACATAAATCAGGTCAACTTGGACATTCTTGCCTATCTCTGTGACGATGGCAAAGGCTTGCTGCCAATTCGGCATAGAAACGTATTTGGCGGCCTTTACATTCATTGCGTGTCCTACCTCAACTCCATGCAGTACGCGCCTCACAGAGCCGTTGTAGGCCTCAGAAACGGCACTCCTACCAGCACGATGCGTGTGACCCATAATGGTTGAAACGCCTGCCTTCTTGGCCTGGTTCAACGCGCTCATTCCAGGGTTAGGATTAAGCCCACCTAAATCGCCATGAACCGCAATCCAGCCTTTAGCAATAGGATAAGCCTCTTTGTGGAATTGGATGCCTAGTTCATCAAGTTTCATAAACTTTTCAAACTTCAGTTCTGGCAAAGATAGGAAGGCAGGAATCTTTTTCATAATGACGTTATACAAACGGTCAGTATGGTTAGAACGCACTGAATGGGCTTCCTTGGCGTACTGAGTCAATCGCCAAAGAACATCTACTGTGTGGTCGCGGTCATCCGCTAATGTTTGCTCGTACCAGCCTGGGGTGTTCTCAGTCCAGCGACTTATCTGAGGGAGGTCAATCTCATCTCCGATAGTAACGACAGAATCGTGTTTAAACGCTTTTGCAAATAATTCAAAGTTTCGTACAACATGTGCATCCTCGTAAGGACATTGCAAATCGGGCCATACGATAGTTCGCTTCATTCATCCTCATCGTCATACCAGTCTGGCTCTGGGATATTTGGGTTGATTGGAGTAGGCAGTATCCAGTCTGGATAACTGCTTCGTTCAACAATTATGGCAAGTGCCAAATCAACAGAGAAGCCTGCGCGGCGTAATGCTCTGAACATCTCATGCACACCAATTGCCCACGCGTCTAGTTTGGAATAACCTTCATCCACTAACTTCTTAGTTGCTTTTCTTGCCATGAGATAATTGTTACCTCTCTAAGATACGAATAATCGTTTCAACACGCGCTTCTAATGCAGTAATTTGGTCACGCATAGAAGAACCGCTATTTGGCTTTAGTTCGTTTAGGTAATGCTTTACCAACCATTTTACTGCACCAATAAATGAACCAATAACGGTCAGCGCAACAGCGACAACAGCCGTCCAATCTGTTGGACTCATGAGATTTGGTCATCGGATGGGTCTAGGTATTTGACGATTGGCGCAACTAAAGCGGATGCAAGAACTGCATATTCAGGACGAATATCAGCAACTAGCGCAAGGCCTAAAGTAATTGCTGAAACTGCAACTGCTTTGAGGTATGACTTAATTGCGTTCTTTGTGTTTTTATTCATTTCCATTTCCTATTCCTAACATTGGGATATCGAACCACGAACCGTTTGAATCGCCCTTTTTAGAAAAACTGACATGGATATGTGCATGGTGGCTATTAATGCCAGAATAAGTTCTCCAACGCCAAAACGATTTAGCACTGGCAATCTTTCCTGCGTAAATGACGTACTTGATTCTTTTGTCGCGCTTGGCACAAATGCGTATTTGGTCGGCAAGATAAGCACCTGTGCTGGAGCGTGAGTCGAGGTCCTTATCCACATCAATAGCCCTGACGTAGCCGTTAACCTTATCGGGAAGGTGGTCACTCGTACCTGCTCGTTGATGGCGCGCATCGCCTATCCAACCATCAGACTTTCTATCGCGGTCAGGAAATGAATCATCAATCTGCTCACGAAGTTGTTGCCCTGCTTTACAGAGAATTGGCTTCATTCTTCGCAATCATTTCATCATAAGTTGATTTGAGCATTGAAGTGTATTCTCCATTGCCTCTGTCAATAATGGCATGCTCTATCTCTACGCCGTCAATTCCTGCAACTAATACAAATTTTACATTTTCCATTTTTATAACTCCGCACTAAAAGCGATATAGCCAGTACTTGTACTGTTATCT